TGATCGGGCGTACTAAATCGGCGGTAACTGCCGACTGCATCGCTGATGTCAGTGATCTGCTCATATAGCCTCAACGCAAGCAAAAGTGAAACCGTACAAACTAGCCTCGTTGATACTCCATCCAATGTCATTGCTTGCTAGTCGCCATGTGCCTTTCGGCAGTGTGAAGTCCATAGGAGTCGATGAGCTAATGGCTGATCGAAGTGGTGGCATTATATCAATTGAACTGCCCGAAATGCCGGTAACGATGTATAGCGCATTGCCTGTTTCAAAGTAATCACCAGCAACCACGCCTGACGTAGAGCCGGTGACAGTTGTGGCACCCGCTGTACCGCTTGTAATTGCGCCTGTGGCAGTCGTATTGTGTATGGGGTTGCCCATCGTAAAGGTATTCGCCTGACCGCGTAGAGCGGCAAAGAAAGCCTCTACCTGCTTTGCATCTGATCGCTTCAATGGTGGCAGTTGAACCTCTGCTTCCCATCTCACACCTTGATGCTGATAAGTCTGCTGGTCATAGGTGAACGGTGACTGACTGACAGCCGTTGCCGATCTGAGCCGCATCGTCATCGCAGTAAAGCCTACATTTGGAAACGCCGCCATTATGCACCTACCATTGCTTTGCTGAAGCCACCGCCTCTCATTCTAGCATCAGCGACAGCAGACTTGGCCGCGTTACTGATCTGAGGCAGTAGGTTAGCTATCTCTGCACGTACGGTTTGCTGTACGCCTGTGGTCACGTTGATGTTTTGCACTACCGTTATGCCACCGCCACCTAATTGGTTATTAGGAATGATTGAGCCATTGCCCGAAGGAATCATCAGCTCCGGACCTTTTTCTCCGACCATGTAAGGACGTCCACCAGTAACAGGACCGCCACGCGCTTTGCCTACATAGTTTTCAGCAGGTCCAAACTCGATTCCATCCGGACCTTTAAATATTGGCGCTCCATTGGCTCCAGTAGGGCTTATTATGTTAGTGATCGCACCAAATGCCGCATCAACAATGTACTTCTGAACCAGCATTTTTATTAAGCTGTCTATCACGCTTTTTGCCATGCTTCGCATCGCATCTGCAAAATTCTTCGCACCAGTAATCGCGCCAGTAAAGGCGTCACCTAGACCTGTGATGGCCTGATCGCCTAGCTTTTGCAGGCTTGGTGTTAAGTCACTGGCCTCTTGTCGTGTTCTGTTTAGGTTTTCAATAAAGTTTTGGAATGCTGTGGGGGCAGATACGGCTGATTCTATTTCGTCAAATGCGCTTATAACTGTCTGAGCAGGCTTGCCAATTTGATCGGCCATATCGGCTAAAGGGTCTAGCAAGTATTTAGAGAAATCGACAGGCTTAAGCTCTTGCGGTATTTCCGCACCCAGCTCATTTAATCTTGCAATTATTCTTGCTTTTTCGGCCTTTAACTCTTCTTCGCTTAAAATTGTGACTAATCCTTTGTCACTGAAAATGCGAACTCTATCGAGGGTCGTACCCTCAATCATTTTATCAATTTCTCTTAGTTCTGCTTGTAACTCTCTTACGTTGCTAACATCTGCCTTACCAACATTAAAGACATCTTCCATAACTCTTCGAGCGGAGTTAAACGTGTTGATAATTTCAATTCCCGCATTAACTAAGCCTTGCAAGCCAATCAATCCGTAGCGGATATTATTTATAAAACCCTTTGCCAAATAACGGCCAAACGCCTCAATGCCGCCTCTAGCATCTGACTGCTCCAACACATAATCTTTAAATCGTGTAGCAATCAACTCTAAAGCTGGGGCAAGTCCAGCAGTCATTTGGCTGACTAAGCCAGTAAAGATCGAACGCAGTCTAGTGAATGCGTCATTAGCGTCTTGTACTCCTTGCGATGCCTCCGTAGACATTACCAATCCGAGGCGTTTTGCCTCGTCAAACACAGCACCCATTTCAGCGTCTGTTTGCTTGAGCATATTGAGTACGGCAGTGCCTTCAGAATCAAACAGCTTAAACGCTACAGCCAGCTTTTCTTCTTCGCTCTTTAAGTTTTTGAAGGACTTTGCGAGTGTTCGCATACGCTCATCAAGAGGCAATGCTTGTATTTCTTGCGCGTTAATTTTAAGCGATCGGAATGCACCGACAGCTTCGCCTGTGCCTCTTGTCGCTTCGGCTGTACGGCGAACAAATCTTTGCATCGCCATATTCATTGTGTTTGTTTCTATGCCAGCGAGCTGTCCAGCATATTGCAGTTTAGATAAGGCTTCAGTTGTCGTGCCTATTCTGCTCGCAGTTTTTCCTAGGGCGTCCGTTGCCTTCAGTGAGTTAGCAATCAACAAGCCCATACCGCCTGCACCGACTGCGGTAACTAAGGCGGTTTTGAAGTTAAAGAAGATTTTAGATAGGCCAGCGAACGCGCGCTTGATTCCGCGCAAGGCTTTTTGCGTCTTGTCGAACGCCTTAATTACAATGCTTACGGATTCAGTCGCCATCTTTAGACTCGCTTGTTATCTTGAAGTAAGCAAGCCACTCTTGAAACTCATTGACTGTAATCTGCTCGACTTCTTCGATAGTCTTATGTAACCGATCAGCCAAGGCGATGAGATTCATCCGAGACTGATCGGCCTTCAGTTTTTTTCGACGTCCTCAAATGGGTCGATAGTGCTAAACATCTCGTTAGCAATACCAGACACCACCGTCGTCTCTTCACCCATCAAGTCGATCTTGTCTTCAGCAGAAGTGAATAGCTTGTCGCCGTCTTTACTCTCTGCCTTCATCACAATCAAATCGACCATTGCCGCAATGCTAGGGTTCTGCATTACTTGCGGGTGACGCTTCTGTAGCTCGTTTAGGTCATAACAAGTCAGTGGGCGACAATACAGGACAAACGCCCCGTTATCATCAGCCCACTCTGCGACCTCGATCTTACGGCGTGACTGCTTTCGTCGCGCTCGTAACTCTTTAGCCAGACCCATTAGTTAGAAGCTTCTGTGATTGCGCCTGATACTTGTACAGAAAATGAAGCCTCGACCAGTCCGTCGTAAGACGCAGAGATAGTCTTCGCAGTCACGATGCCTGCACCTGCGTAATACTTCTCACCCGCGCCTGTGCCAGTTGGGTGAATCTCCCAGTCAATAGCGGCACCAGAATCAAGCACTAACTGCTGTGCGTCTGCGTCATCCCAAAGCGCGTCGATAGTAAGCGTCGCGTCTTTGAGGCTAGAAAGGTAAGACTTAACAGAGTCACCCATGACGGTGTCCTCAATAGTGTCTGCTACTTCGTCGATGCTGTACGAGCGTACTTCGCCAACAACTGCTTCTGATCCACCTGATGCCGCAACCTTTACCGATCCTGTTGAGCCTTTATGTGTAGCCATTTTGCTTCTCCCTTACGCGTCACCGCGTGTATATGTATAAAGAATTTGAACGGTGACAATGACGCCGCCAATAGGGTCTATTGTACCATCATCCACCTCAACGCTAATAACTTGCGTATCAATAGCGTGACCGCCACGCGTCCTATCCTCGTCGAGCTTTTCGTCGATAGCCTCCACAATCTGATTGCGGGCTGTGTCGATGTTCGTGTGCTTAACAAAGCAAATCAATTCGTAATCAATGGTCGCCTGTCTGCTCGACATACTGCCACCAATGCTGGCGTCTTCTCGTGATTCGTTTGCTGTGCGTACTAATATCGCTGGATACTGTGCGTTCGATAGCTTGTCAAAATCAAATGGCTCACGCGTCACTTTTTTGACGGTAGGGCTAGAGATAGCTGTCAGTGCCGTGACAATGTTTGATGCGATGTTTTCTCTGACGCTCATATCTTCAGCCCCTTGAAGTACACATCACGGATGGCGCGGGTGTCACTTTTGTTTAGCCCAAAGAACTCACGGCGCTTGTTGTTCATTGCCGCCTTCTTAGACTCTGCTCTGCTGTCGAAGTTAATCAGACCATCCTGACCACGTAGGCCGTACTGCATAGACTTACGCATCCTGCCCGTGAATATCAGTCGAACCTTATCGACGCCCCTGCCTTTGCTTTCACGAAAACCTTTGTAGGCTTCTGAGTAGGGTCTGAATGGTTGCTCATGCACGTCTAGGCCGAGGCTGGTGCGCTTTTGTATGCGGTTTACGCCCTCTGCCGCCGCTCTACGCATCGCTCGCTTGTGGTTCTTAGTAAACGTGCGGCCTAGCTTATCGACCATCTTGCGAAGGTCACGAGGCTTCGTGTCGATGTTAATTTCGATCATCGGTTTAACCGATTGATTGCGACGATTTCTTTCTCTTTATCCGTAACCTGACCGTCATTGTCAGCGTCGTACTCAATACCGTCTTGAAATACTGCGTCAATCTCTTCGCCGTATCGCGCTTTATAGAAGTCGATCATCGCTAAAAAGCGGTCGTCATCAACCCAATTTGTAAGCTGTGGCAATGCGTACTTCCACAACACTAGATAACAGGCTGAACGAGTCCACTGCGAATCAGTCAAATAAGATGGGTCCATCTCACCAGCGATACCTTTACGGTGCCACCACTGGTTGCGAATCTCACGCTCTATGTCAGCCTGCGCTCGTGGGTGTTCATCAGAAAAGCTAGTGATGCCAAAGTCCAAAATGTCTGGCACTAACTCTACAAGATTGCTGTCGTCACTAAATGCCATATAAACCTCTGAGTAAAACGGCCCCGAAGGGCCGTGTACATCTTAGAGTGCCGCGTCGAAAAGCATCTCTACACCGTAGCTGTCATCAAGCTCTGCAACACCGTAAACGGCTGTAGCGTTAAGCTCAAACGCACGGAGAGAGGCGTTGCGCTCTGTCTCAAGGTTGAAGTCACGCTTCATTGCAATTGCCATTGCCTCACGGCCAAACACACATCCCTTGGCATCATCTGATCCGTCAGGAGTGATGTTGGCTGACTGGTATACGTCGATACCTGCGATAGAACCTACGAAGCCGTTGCGCATTGCTTCGTTTTGCAGGTCGCCACCGTTGGGATTGGCGAACGTGTTAGTCAGGTTAGCTGACAGCTGATAAGCGTGGAACGGGTGAATCACTGCTGAGATTGGGCCAGTGACTTTGTTGGCACGGAGAGTAGCCGCCGCTTTGAACAAGTCAGCAACGGTAATCTCTTGACCCGCCGCACCGAGTGAAGCCGAGAAGCCATCGAACAAAGCGATGATGTCTTGGTCCATCTTAGTGGCGATAGAGTTACCCAATACAGTGCCAAGCTCTTGAGCAGGGTTGCCCGCGCCCATTGCCGCGAGGTCAGTCAGTACAACTTGCGCACCAACTTCACCGACAGTGACAGTGACGCTAGAGGTTGATACTGTGCTTGAAGACATATCAGTGCCTTCAGTCAGATCAGCCGCCGCAACCGCTGGGTACTTAGGTACTTGAATGGTCTTGCCAGCAACATTGCCGATGTCATAACGAGTGATAAGGCCAGCCATGAGCGATTGCTCTTCGGCAGTGAAGCGAGCCTGCATGATGATATTTGCAAACAGGTCGTCGAGTGTTGTTGAAGTAGTAGCCGCCATGATGAAAATCTCCTGTGATTAGCGGTTTATTTATTAGCTAACATCATCGCGCG